TAATCAATCGAAAAAGAAAATGGACTCCGGTCCAGACAACTGCCGGTACTTGCAAAGAAGGTGCGGAGGAAGCGATCCACCGTGCACTTGCATTGCGGCACATGGAACTACCTGTGGGAGATTTTATTACTGATGCTCTCTCCTCTGACGTACCGAGTAATGCAAGGGAACTCTTATTGTCCAATGTCAAGGACGAAGAGAATCACGACCTCGCACTTGGTTACATCACCAATGCTTACGGCGTTGATGAAAAAGCTGAGAAGGAAGCCCTTAGGCTTAAAGCCGCTTGGGAAGCACATCCAGATCACACGATTACCAAAGCGCTTGTTGCCGAACGTGCAATCTTCTTCGTTCTTCTACCATTCTTTCGCTTTAATGGTGACGCTGGTATGAGAACTGTATCTGCTGATATTAGTCGTGATGAACAAATTCACGTGGCTGCCAATAGTCTGGTTCATACTGAGCTGGGGTATAACATCAGTCCTTCTCTTGATAAGCTCCGGAAAGCAACTATCAATTGGGTAATGCAACCCTTAGGTAGTCATGCTGACAAATATCTAGACAAAAAATTTTGGCTAGCTTCGAGTGATCGCTTGATGTATGAAGGCAAAGCTCCTGAGCTTGCCGAAACAAAAGCAGCTCGGATGCCAGCCTTCTTTGAACATTCAAATGTCAACCTCCCCCAATACGCTTGAGGCAGTCCTCGGACCAAATCTTGAGCAGATTCTCAATGAACTTGAGAGCTTTTTTCCGCCCGTTAGCGCCACGCCACACGACACCCTAAGCCAGATCATGTATCGATCTGGACAACGTTCAGTCGTCGAGTGGTTTCAACAACGTATCACAAAAGACTAATGTGCTTTAACCGATCAACTCCAAAACAAGTCAAAGTAACTCCGCCAGCTCCGCCGCCACCGGCACCACCGCCACCGGCACCGCCTAAAGCTCTGCCTATGCCGCAGAAGTTAGATGCTGACGATACTGAAAAGACTAAACCTAATGTCAAGTATGGTCGTAAAAAATCATCTGATGTCCGTGCTCGTAGAGGGACAGATTCACTACGTATCCCTCTTAATACACCAACACAAGGTGGCAATACTGGAGGTCTAAATGTCTAATGCACGTATGTGCTACGACCGGCTCTCTTCATACCGCAACTCTTTTCTGAGTACTGCTGTTGATTGTTCTGAGCTGACGTTGCCGTACCTGCTTACTGAAGACACATCATCAGTTAACTCTCGCAAGCGGCTGCCTCTTCCTTGGCAGTCAGTGGGAGCTAAAGCTGTAGTAACGCTGGCATCCAAGCTGATGCTGGCGCTGTTGCCACCCCAGACCTCCTTCTTCAAGCTACAGGTACGTGACGATAAGTTGGGTGAGATGGATTCCCCAGAGATCCGCAGTGAGCTGGACCTTTCGTTCAGCAAGATTGAGCGGACCATCATGGATTACATCGCTGCTTCTAATGACCGCGTCGTAGTGCACCAAGCAATCAAGCATTTGATTGTCTCTGGTAACGCCCTTATCTTTATGGGCAAAGATGGTCTTAAAAACTTTCCATTGAATCGGTTTGTTATTAACCGTGATGGCAATGGCAATGTTCTTGAGATCGTTACAAAAGAAATGATTAGCAAAGAGTTGCTAGGTGAGATTGGTTACGACGACAAGAGCGTTGTAGATGACTCACAAAGCAACGAAAAGGAATGCGATGTCTATACCCACGTCAAGCTAGAGAGTGGCCGTTGGGTGTGGCACCAGGAGGTCTTTGACAAGGTCATCCCTGGCAGCCGCAGCACCGCTCCTAAGAATGCAAGCCCTTGGCTGCCACTTCGTTTCAACACTGTTGACGGTGAAGACTATGGCAGGGGTCGAGTTGAGGAATTCCTTGGTGACTTCCGTGCCCTTGACTCACTTAGTCAGGCACTCATTGAAGGCAGTGCAGCCGCTGCAAAGGTTGTGTTTATGGTGTCACCATCTAGCACTACTAAGCCAGGCTCACTAGCTAAAGCTGGCAACGGTGCCATCATTCAGGGACGACCTGATGATGTCAGTGTTGTACAAGTTGGCAAGACGGCGGACTTTGCTACTGCAGCACAGATGGCTCAGCAGATCGAACGTCGTATTGGTGAAGCCTTCCTGCAACTCAACATTCGTCAGTCAGAACGCACTACTGCTGAAGAGGTACGCCTCACACAGCTCGAACTAGAGCAACAGCTTGGTGGTCTTTTTAGTTTGCTGACCGTTGAGTTCCTTGTTCCATACCTCAACAGAATCATGATGGTTCTGCAAAGGAATGGACAGTTGCCCAAAATCCCTAAAGAGTTTGTTCGACCACAGATTGTTGCTGGTGTGAATGCACTGGGTCGTGGTCAAGACAGAGAAAGTCTTGCGAACTTTATGGGAACGATTGCACAGACACTTGGACCTGAAGCGTTGATGAAGTACATCAATCCTTCTGAAGTTATTAAGCGTCTTGCTGCTGCTCAAGGTATTGATGTGCTCAATCTTATTAAATCTGAGCAACAGTTGCAGGAAGAAATGCAGCAAGCTCAGCAGGATCAGATTGGTCAATCACTTGTAAACCAAGCTGGTCAAATTGCCAAAACACCGATGGCTGAACAAGCCATGATGGGACAACCCGAAGAACAACCTACTGAATAATGGCAGAAACACTTTCCTACGATCCCACCCCTGAAGCTAATGTTCTAACTGAAGAAGAACAGAACTCACTTCAGGTAGGTCAGGAGCTTAAAGAACAGCAAGATGAACTCTTGGCTGGTAAATATAAATCTGCAGCCGAGCTTGAAAAAGCTTACGTAGAGCTGCAAAAGAAACTCGGTGAGAGTTCTGATGATGAACAAGGTGAGGCTGAGCCTACTGAAGAGGAAGCTCCTGAAGTTTCACCAGCTCAAACATTGATCACTGATGCATCTACTGAATATGCAGAGAAAGGTGAATTGTCTGAAGAGATGATGTCTAAGTTCTCAAAAATGAGCAGCCAAGATCTCGTTCAGGCATACATGGAGATGCAAGCTAATGCACCTCAAGCTGAAGTCTCTGAACCAGTAGAGCTTTCTGATAGCGATGTAAATGCTATTAAGAATTCTGTTGGTGGTGATGCTGAGTACAGCAAGGTAGTGGATTGGGCAAGTAATAACATGTCCGAATCACAGATCCAAGCTTACGACGACATCATTGCAACTGGAAATGCAGACGCCATTCAAATGATGGTTAATGGATTGAAAGCTCAATACGATGCCTCTAATGGATTTGAAGGACGAATGCTGACTGGTAAAGCAGCTAACAATAGTAGTGATGTCTTCCGTAGTCAGGAAGAAGTTGTCTCTGCTATCGCTGATCCTCGGTATGACCGTGATCCTGCTTACCGCAACGATGTCCTTGAAAAACTTGAACGATCTGATGTGACCTTCCGATGACAACAGTTACTGAAGACGGCGGTCGCACAAACATCTACGCAAAAGAACCACCTATGACACTCATGGATGTAACTGAAACTCACAATGAAAAAGCTGAGAAGCTTAACGGTCGTCTTGCAATGCTGGGCGTCCTGGCTGCTCTGGGCGCTTACGCGCTGACTGGACAAATTATCCCTGGTATTTGGTAATGGCAATCAATCCTTATCTAAAAGGTATTCTTAAAAAAACACCTAAAGGTGAAGATCCCAAACGTGGGGGTCGTCCTTACACTCCCCCTGGTAAAACCAAAATGGACGGAACTCCACTCGCTAAAAAATTCAAAGAAGGATACGGTAAAAGCTAATGACTGTACGACCCTACGAAGAAGCTCAGCGTCCTGCTGAGCCTAAGCCTGCTAAGAAAGCACCGGCTAAAAAGAAAGAAGAAACCGCTGACATGTCAGTAACAACCCTCTCTTAATCATGCCACAAGGTAAAGGAACTTACGGAACAAAGAAAGGTCGTCCCCCTAAAAAGGGAGGCAAGAAATAATGGCCGCTAAGAAAGGTCTTTACGCAAACATCCACGCTAAGCGCAAACGTATTGCTGCTGGCAGTGGTGAAAAAATGAGAAAGCCTGGGGCTAAAGGAGCACCCACGGCTGCCAACTTCAAACGCTCCGCAAAAACTGCTAAGAAAAAGTAACTCCTAATTATGAAATCTATTATTGCTGCCGGTTTCCTCCTCGGCATGGCACATGGTGCTGCAATTGCTGGTCCCTATGCAAACGTTGAAGCCAACTCTGGTTTCACTGGTTCTGACTACAGCGGCTCTGTTACTGATGTCCACGTTGGCTACGAAGGTGAAGGCTGGTATGTGCAGGGTGGTCCTGCTCTGCTGGCACCTGATGGTGGTGACGGTGACGTCGAACTGTCTGGAAAGATTGGTGGTAGCTACCCCGTGAGTGAAGCTCTGTCTGTCTACGGCGAGTTCTCTTTCCTCACTGGTGATGACGACAACAGCTACGGCACTAAGGTCGGAGCTAAGTACAACTTCTGATATTTAATACAGCCCTCCACTGGACGTGAGCCTTGGGAGGGCTTCATTAAAGTGCTCAAATACTTACCCTTAAAACAATTACCCTGCACTTTTAATGACCGCTGTACTTCAACAACAGAGGTCTACCTGGGAAGAGTTTTGCTCCTGGGTAACCTCAACTAACAATCGACTTTATGTCGGCTGGTTTGGAATCCTGATGATTCCTTGCTTGCTGGCTGCAACCATCTGCTTCGTTACTGCTTTCGTCGCAGCACCCCCTGTAGACATCGATGGAATCAGAGAACCAGTTTCAGGATCCCTCATGTGGGGAAACAACATCATATCGGGAGCCGTCGTTCCGAGCAGCAATGCCATCGGACTACACTTCTACCCAATTTGGGAAGCTAATACACTTGACGAATGGTTGTACAACGGGGGACCGTATCAACTCGTCGTCTTCCACTTTCTCATTGGCGTCTTTGCTTACATGGGACGAGAATGGGAACTTAGCTATCGACTAGGGATGCGTCCCTGGATCTTTGTTGCTTACTCCGCACCTGTAGCTGCAGCTACTGCCGTGTTTCTTGTCTATCCCTTTGGACAAGGATCCTTCTCTGACGGAATGCCACTCGGTATCTCCGGTACTTTCAACTATATGTTGGTCTTTCAGGCGGAACATAATATCCTTATGCATCCATTCCATATGCTGGGAGTTGCTGGCGTCTTCGGCGGCAGTTTGTTCTCTGCTATGCATGGCTCTCTGGTTACCTCCAGCCTTATCCGTGAGACTACTGAAGAGGTAAGTCAGAACTACGGCTATAAGTTCGGACAGGAAGAAGAGACATACAACATCGTCGCCGCTCACGGTTACTTCGGACGGCTGATCTTTCAATATGCATCTTTTAACAATTCTAGGTCGCTGCACTTTTTCCTCGCAGCTTGGCCTGTCGTCGGCATCTGGTTTGCCGCCCTCGGCGTCAGCACCATGGCTTTCAACCTCAACGGGTTCAACTTCAATCAATCCATTATTGAAGGTGAAGGTCGTGTGGTGAACACCTGGGCTGACATCCTCAACCGTGCCAACCTCGGCTTCGAGGTGATGCATGAGCGGAATGCACACAACTTCCCGCTTGACCTTGCATCCGTGGAGACAACTCCCGTGGCACTCATGGCACCTGCCATTGGCTAACTAATTCGTACGTTCATCTATGTTTGACATTCGAGTCTGTGATGATGGTGCACGCATTATTCGTGATGCACTTAGACTGTATAAAAAACAGTGGCCTGGTGGTCACCCACAAGAGCAACAAGATATTGAGTTCTTGGAAACACAGTTTACCAAAATGGTACTTGAGTCAACCATAGACGCATGACCTCCTAAGCATGGAACGGGGCTTAGGTTTTACTAGGTACGAACTCATGTCCAACATCGTTATCCGCTACATCGCAAACGCTAAGAAGAAAGCAGAAAACTATAAAGTTGATGCTCTTCGTTATCGTGGTGTAGTTTACAAGCAACTGGTTAAGTAAGCTTACTGG